GCCCTTCTTGACCATGTTGAGCTTACCGCCAGCCCTCATGCCATGCTTCTTACCGGGCATCATGGTGCCGTCGGGCATCTTGTGCATACCGACCTTACCGCCGCCCATCATTCGCTTCGATCCGCAGTTCATCTTCTTATCCTCGCGCTCAAACTCTTTACCCACGGATTGTGGGATGCCGACTTTCTTTGCGAACTTCGGGTTATTGGCAACTGCAGCCATCAAGCGCTTTTGCTTGTCGCTCTTTGACGGCATCAGCAGTTCCAAGCCCTTAACGACTTATTGATCCGGCTGTTCGGATCATTCCTCGTCTTCTCGCTCGTAAGCTTCTTCTTCATGCCGGACATTCGGGCACAGAATGACTTGCGCCGCCCCGCATCCTTCTTGGTTTTGGGGTTCGGCGCCGGGGGCTTCAGGTTCATACCTTGCCGTTTAGCAGAGGCACGCCCCTTGGCATTGAGGCCCCCTTTCGGGTTCTTACCCTCTTTGCGCGTCCATGCGGGGCTTTTCTTTACAGAGCCACCCCTTTTGTAGTCCGTGCGCATTAGCTGTAGAACACCGTCATGGCCGTGATGTTGGTCATCGCAGTGATGAACACATCAGTCTCACAACGTATGCCCCAGTCGGGGATGTTCACAGAGTGAGAGTCAGACGCAAGAAAATCGAGGTCCAAAACAGTCGAACCTCCATTACCATCAGTGATGGTCAAGCGTCCTGCCCCCGCCCCTGTCAGCACCTGCACCTGACGAATACGCGCTGGGCCTACTGCGAGAGAGGCGGCAGCGGTAACTCGTTTGGCGCGTACGTCTGAATTAGACATGGGGTAGCTCCTTAGCCAGCGGAGACCGTCAGCACGCCGGAGTTGCTCCAGAGTTGACCGGCCACGGACGGATCAGAGGTCGGCAGGTCGGTGAAGATGACCACGCTGTTGGTACCGTCGTGAGAAATCGAAATGTCTTCCGTCACAACGCCGGTGTTTGCGGCCTTGGTGATAGCTTTAAAGCCGTTCTCGGAACGGACGGGACCTTGGAACGTAGTGTTAGCCATGGGAATCTCCTGTCGTGGCTAGTGTCAGACTCAGATGAGCCTGTCAGGGATTAAGCTCTGTTATACACCTCACAACTTGTTACTGCAAACAATAAAAAGGGGGCCCGAAGGCCCCCTAGGTACTGCTTGGCTTCGCTTAGCTTGCGCCGGGCGAACCGAAGACACCCAGCGGATCGGAGACGCCAAAAGAATAGCGCTCGCGAGCCTTGTAACGGGCGTTGCCGGTGTCGAAGTCGGCGTCCATGGACGTTGCCATGGGGGTCCGCACGAAGTGCTTCAGGCCGTTCGGGACATCGGTGAGGAGGAACCACGCGTTCGTGTCCGTGAGGTAGTGGTTAACACTGTAACCCTCAGGGATGGAACCGTTGTTCCGCAGCGCGTTGAGATCGTTGTCAGCCGTGCCAACGCGACCTTCGGTATCCAGCAGGCGGGTAGCCACGAACTGGAGTGCCGGGGGCACGATGAGCTTACGGGGCTTGGCAGCGATCAGCAGACCACGCTCGTCGGTCCAACCAGCGATCTGGATGACAGCGGCCTCAAGAGAAGTCTCGTTGAGGTCAGCGGCCACAGCCGGACGGTTGGAGTTAGTGCCGCCAGACACCAGCGGGTGATCGGTAGCGCAGAGCGTCTTCCCGTCACCGTAGGTGGTGCCACTGAAGGCGCTGTTGAGCACGGAGGCTGCTTTGACCTGCTTGGTGTAGGCCATTGCGCGAGCCAGTGCCTTGGTGTAGCGGGAAGACAGGGAGTCGTACAGGTTGTCTTCCATTGCTTCTTCCGTGATGGAGAAGCCCATGGCGATGGTCTCGTGCGTGTAGCGTGCGGTCCATGCTTCTTGAGCACTGTCGTACTCGATGGCTGCACCTTCGTTCTTGACAGGCGCTGCCGAGAAGCCAGACAGCTTCACCTCTTCTTCGAAGGACCGATCCGAGGACTCGGTTTCGTAGATTTCGGCGTGCTCTTCGCCGTACTTGGCGTACTCCATGCCAAACAGAGCGTTAAGCCCCGGCAGGAGTTCTTTCAGTAGTTGGGCGCGTGAAATAGCCATGTTACATCACTCCTTAGACGCCGGTCGTGTTAGAGAGCTGGTGACCTGCGTTCCACTTCACGTACGCCTCGGTGTAACCACCGGATGCGTTCTTGGTCTCTTCGACGAGACCAACGATGCGGAAAGGCAGAGTGTTGGTGGTTGCGGACGTGTCAGAGATCGCGCAACGGGAGTTACCCGAAGCGGTGTCCCCGGTGTTGTCCACACCAGCAACGTTGGCGCCGAGGTCAGTCAGTGCCAAATCACCAATCGTCGTGCCCGAGGACACAACAGCCGCTTTGAAGAGCACGTCGGTTGCATCGACAACATAAGCCATGATGTCGGAAGCAGCCGTGCTCGCGGGGAAGTACTGCCGGAACACCTTGCCAAGGGTGGCGTCGGTGTAGGAGCAGCCCATGAACACCCCAATCGGCGTCATAGCAGCGTCGAACGTATCACGCTCAACAGTTCCACCGGTGACAAGTTTCACAGCATCGCCAGCAAAGATGCTCGTGGCATAGCCAGAAGCAATCTTGTACTGACGGGTCACGCCTGCGAAGGGCGTGCCGCTGATCAGCTTGACCGGAACTAGGCCGTACGGCCCACTTACAGTCGGATAAGCCATGTTAGACTCCTAGAAAGTATCAAGACCCAGAACCAAAGGTGACCTTCGTTTTGCGCTCATTGAAAAGCGGCATACGCGGGTCGTTCTCTCGCATGAAGTTGTTGTCTACAGATTGCATCTGAGCCCTAGTTTGGTCGTTGTAGTACTCATTGCGCTCTTCGACAAGCTCCACCGGGGCCTTACAGAGCATCAGACCACCAATCACCACGTTGTCCGCAAACCGTTCATTTTCAACGGTGACCATGGTGATTTCAGGATGATCCGCTGCCTTCACAGGCTCCCAGCCTTCACGGAGTTTTGAGGAAACGTTAGTGGCGTCGGCTGTACCGAGCGTACTAACCCGGACCCAGTGATAGGTGTACCCCTCTTCCGGCATGGGATTCGGAAGTAATTCCGGTCGCTGCCATGCGCGCTTACGGGCCGTCTTTTCACGGGTCTGAAGTTCACGGTTAATACGATTCTCAGCCATTTGCCTTCCTCATCTCTTCTGCAACCTTTTTGGCGTATAGTTCCAAAGGAACCCCAAGCCGTTTTGCAATAGCCACCTGTGTTTGCGTCAATCGCACCTTCTTAGGCGCCGTGCTCCGCGTAGCGGGTGCAACCACATTCGCTCTGCGTTTTGGCTTCTCTTCCTCAACTTCTTCAAGGCTCGTGTCCTCAAAGTTGTCGGGGAAGATACTTCGCATACGAGAGTTAATCGTCTCGTAGTATTCGTCACTCTGTGGGTCAACCCCACTTTTGACTAGCTTTGAATGCAACCCCAGCGCAAAGCTAGTCATTTCGTCGTCGGTACCAAACCACGGGTTGGCTTGTTGCCATTCCTGCGCCTTCGTATCGACCTGTGGTGCCGGGGCGTTATAAACCTGTTGCTGTTGTTGCGTTTCTACAGGAACTTCTTTTTCCTGTAAAGCAGGCAACTTGATGTTATTTACGCGCTCAAGTTTAAGCCGTGCATTAGTTAGCTTGTCCTGTGCGTCTAATACTGCATCAGCCTCGCCAGACTCATAGGCTTGGCGATATGTACGCTTAGCCATTTCAAGTTCGGCAGCGGCAGAACGACGGGCCTGCTCAATAAGCACGGTCTGGTTTTTGGTAACACTGCCCTTGAGCTGCTTGTTCTCTTCAACAAGTTGCTGGGCTAGGCGTTCCAACTCTTGGCGCTCACGCAGGGCCTGCTCCTTGGCTCGACGCTCGTCGTGGTAGCCCTTAGAGAAGTGCTGGATGCGGCGACGCACCTTCTCCGAGTAGTCCTGAAGTTCTTCCTCAGTGACATCCTCCGGGGGCTCAGAGGGCTTCCTGCCACGATCCGCTTTCGGCGTATCATCAACGACTTCAACCTCAAGGTCGTCGGCCTTCAGCGTTTCGACGGGCTCTTCCTTCTTTGCCTTGTCGGGCTTTTGCATGGGCTCAGCACTGCTGGGCTCAAGCTCGATCTCAAAGCTATCCTTCTCCGCTTTCTCGGGATCAGGAAACTCATACTCTACGGGTTGGAACGCCATCTAACTCTCCTTACGCTCTCGTAATACCGCGAGGGTCGGTGACGACAGCTTCAATATTGTCGTCATTCATAAGGCGGTACTCCGTACCACCAATCTTGAACCGGGTACCGGAATTGGCCCGGAACATCACAAAGTCCCCAACTTGGCACCAAGGCCCGGTCGGGAAACGCTCTTTGTCGCCATAGCACTCGTTGCCCATATCAATAACGGCACCGATGATGGACAGCACTTGCTCCTGCTGCTTAATTTGGCTGGTCTTAATTAACTCGCTGCCCTCAAACTTCTCTTCGATCTGCGGAAGAGCAATAAGGATGCGATAGCCAACAGGCTTTGGGAGTTGTGCTTCAAGTTCCTCTTCGGTGAGTGCTGCTTCCGCCTCAAGGGCGCCTTCAACTAATTCTTCGGCCACGTTAGTCATCGTTATCGTCCATATAGTTGCGCGAGAGGTCTGCGATTAACCCTTTGCTGGACTCAAGACCCCGAATAAGTCCAACAACTTCCCGATAGCCCTCGTAGCTTTTAGCAGCCCCAGAGCTGAGGAAGTCCTTTGCTGACTCTAACTGCGAGTCGATTTGTTCCGTTAGCACGTCAAAGACGGTTTTTGCCATGGTTATTCTCTAGTCGGCCCTTGGTTTTGGCGGTTCTGCATCTCCTGCATCACCTTCATCTCAAACTCGCGGTCTGCTTGCTGGCGAGCTTGCTTCAGCTTGATGCCGTCCTTCTGGGCCTCTACAGCCAACTCGGTCTGGCTGAGCTGTAGCTGCTGGGCCTCAAGGGCTGCATCAGTCTGATCTTTTTGAGCCTTACGCTGCTGCTCGGCGGCACGAAGCTGAATGTCGGCCATGTCCTTCTGGGCCTTGCGCTGAGCCTCCTGCGCCTTGATCTGCAGTTCTGCCTGCTGGAGCTGGAACATGGGGTCCTGAGCCTGCTGCTGGGCTTGCTGCTGCGCCGCCTGTTGCTGGTGGGCTTGGGTAAGCTGCGCCCCTGCCTGTGCAACGAGACGGGAGAGCTGGACCTCGATGTCCTCCGGCAGTTCTTCTCCGGGCGGCGGGAGCGGTGCCCCCAGCTTCTCTTCAAGCTGCTTGCGGTAGCTGAACCCAAGGTGCTCGGCAATGTGAGCCTGCAGGGACATCATGATCTGCTGCGCTTGTGGGTTCTGCCCGATGGTCTGGGCGATCATGGGGTCCTGCATAAACGCCGTGTGGGTGGCGATATGGGCGTCGTGATCTTGGTAGATGAACGCCTTGATCGGCTTGCCAATGAGCGCGTCCATGTTCTCGCTGACCGGATCGGTCGGTTTCGCGTCGTCCTTGGTAGGAACAAGTTTGTCGGCATTTTTAATGCCAAGCACCTCGATCATCTGGCGATGAAGCTGAGGGAGGTCGTAAATCTGCGGAGCCTGCTGCGCCATCTGGAGCACCGCTTGGTACTGCACGACGCGCTGGGCCATGGTGCTGCTGTTCGGATCGCTGACGGGGATCACGTCCACCATCATGTAGTCCGCTTGGCGAGCACTCACTTCGCCTCTATGCGGCTGATAGCTGTAATCCGGGCTCGCGTACTCGGCCATGATCTGCTTGAGCATCTTGAACTCTTGCTTCATGGCGTAGTGCACCCGGGCCTGTACCGCAGCCATGGGCTTCAGGGTCCGCTCAAGGAGCGCCAGCGTGGTTCCGACCGGGGCGTTAGCCGACATGTCGGAGATGTTCATGTCACTGATCGCGCCCAGACGCCGCCCTTCCGTGGTGATCTGGTTCAGGAGGGCCAGCAGGGTCTGGCTAGGCTCCTTGTAGGGCAGGGGCATGATGTTGTCGCGGATCGACCCAGACGGCACGTCCACGTCCTTCCACTCGCCGGGCTCGATGGGGGTGTCGTCGCCCTTGATACGCAGCCCACGGGACTTGAGGCCCCCGGGAAGGTTAGATAGGGTACCTGCATCGACGAGCTGGCGGATGAGGGAGGTGCCAGCCTTGGCATATCCCCCGATGATATGAATGAGACCGAGGCCGTAGAAGCCAAACCCGGGCACATAGACGTAGTGGACGAAGTGCTGCCGCTTGAGGGTCAGCGGGTCATCAGGGTTCCAGTTTCGGCGGATCGCCAAGACTTCGTTAGTACCCCGTTCGATGGTGACGACATAGGGCTTAGCAACGTCATCCTCGTCGTCGATCCCTTCAATGACCAAATCCGCATGGATTTCGTAGACCGCAAAGCGGTCGTCATCGTTGAGTGAGTATCCACCTTCCTCAGCTTTCCGCTCTTCAATATCGGTGTGATACGGCTCAGGGTCGCCCAGCTCCACGTCGCGGTAGAACCCGGCAGCCTGTAGCTTCCGCATCTCGTTCTTGGTTTTGCGCATGATGTGGGTCACGCGCTCTGCGGTCTCAATGTGCGACGCGCCGTAGGGCACAATCACGTCTTCCGCAGGGATGTAGACGGCCACCTGCCGTCCCAGATTGGGATCGTAGTAGACCTTCTTGAAGGCAGAACCGGCGAGGCCAAGGCTATAGAGCATGCGCTCGTGCTCAGAGCGGTACTCCACCATGCGCTCGGTCAGCTCGTAGTTCATATCCGCCTTTACGCGTTGAGCTGCCTCAAGTTTCTCTTTGGTCTCCTCCCCCAACACCTTAACCTTGACCGGGCCTGCGGCGGGGAAGGTTTCAGACATAGCTTCTGCTTGGAAGCGAATTGCTGCCTCGGCGAGCACGTTTGAATACACGCCGCAGGCGCCCTCCCACGGGTCCGTACGCTCCTCATACTTGAAGCCCAGCACGTCGAGACCCCGGACGAAGGTGTCAGCCCACTCCTTGCGCCCATCAATATCGGAGGTGACGTAGCCAATGAGGTCGTTAGCTAGGGAGTTGAGGTCGCCGTCCTCAAGGAACTCGGCGAGGTTGGCATCGAAGTCCGCCATATCGGCGACATTGGCATCGGGGATCATGGTGATCTCTACACTGCCGTCGTCCAGCGTGACCATCTCCGGGTCCACGATCTCGATCTCAAGCTGAGAGCCACCCTCGGAGCCAAGCTCCAGCCCCACTTCAACCTCGTCCTCCAGCCCTTCCGGCGCCGAGTACAGCCCGCGATCAATAGCCATCAGTAATATCCTCCGCGCCGGTACTTAAAGGGAGTCGGCTCATCCCGCTCATCACTGGGTAGGCGAATAAACCCGCCCTGCCTAAAACGCATTAGGGCCATGACCATGCTGTCCACGAGGTCGTCGTGAGACATAAAGGGAAAGCCCGCTACTTCTTCCACAAGTTCTTCAGCCCAACGTGTTTGTGGTACCCATACTAGACCAGACGCAACAATATCAGAAACAGAGTTTAACCGTGCTAACTTATCCCCAGACCCACGATGCGGCGTGAACTCCTGCACCGGTATGCCCATGCGCCGCATCTCTTGGTAGATCGCCGTTCCTGCTGACTTCTTTTCCACAATAAACGAGTCCGGCTCCCAGTCCTCGTACTCCTCAAGGCACAGGCGCTTCAGCTCAGGGAACTCGTAGCGCTCCTTAATAGAGTTGAGCAGGATGATGTTGTGCTCGTTGGTCTCTTCGTTGAAGAACACGCCCCAGGTGGTTAGCGCCGTGAAGTCAGCCCGGTTGTGGGTCTCGGCAGCGGCGTCCAGGGACATGATGATGTACTCGCAGGGGGGCGGATTCTCTTTCGTCCACTCGTTCCACCACTCCCGCTTGATGATAGAGGCCTCTTCAGCGGTGGGCTTCTGCTGGTACTGGGCGTTCCACTGGAACACAGGCATGGAGGCCTTGGTGCGGTGCAGGGCCTTGAGGTCGAAGAACTGAGGCCACAGAGGCTTCTCCTTGGCCTTGCCCGTCTTCTTGTCTTCCACCTGCAGGATGGCTGGGAACTCCACCACCTCGTACTGGTCGGCCATGTTGTTCTGGGCCATATCCCGAGTCACGCGCCCGGTCAGATCGTCCATGTGCCAACGGGTTTGTATGATGGCTACGCGGCCTCCCGGCATCAAACGCGTCCGAGCACCGAAGGTGAACCACTCATAGGCCTTCTCAAAGACCTCAAAGTTCCCGTTCAGCACGTCCTGCTCGGAGTGGGGGTCGTCAATCAGGAGCAAGTCAGCCCCCCGGCCAGCGATAGATGACCCGATACCACAGGCGTAATACTCCCCGCCGCTGTTGGTGTTCCACCGCCCGGCGGACTTGGAGTCCGTAGCGATGCGCACGGTGGGAAATATCTCCGCATATTCATCGCTCAGGATGAGGTTCCGCACCTTTCGGCCAAAATCTACAGCCAAATCAGTGGTATGGGAGACCATCATGACCTTCTTGTTAGGATTGCGGCCTAAGAACCACGCAGGAAAATACGTTGACACGAGCTGGGACTTGCCATGGCGGGGCGGGATATTGACGCAAATCCGGTCCTTATCCCCTCTTTCAATCGCCATGAGCATGTTTGCAAGGATTCGGTGATGGGAGCCGACGATATAGTCGGGCTGCATGCGCTTACAGAAGGCAATCAGGTCGTTATAGGACGCATCATTAGCTTTTCTGGTGGCTAATTCGTCCACCATGCGGTCAATTTCGGCGATTTCCTCTGGTGTGCAGGTGTCGAGGTTGTCGAGGAGCAGATTTAACTCCTCCTCCGTGAAATCTAAGGGCGTTTCGGCAGCGACAGCGCTCATTTTTCCTCGGCTTCGCCCGGATCATCGTCGAAGGTCGAGGCTTCTCCCCCTTCTTGTACCTCATCGTCGTCCTTCAAGCCCAACTCGGCGTCAATGTCGATGGGTTCGCCGTCGATAATCACCGCATCCTCAATGTCGTCCACGGGAGTAGTGAGTTTCATGAGCTTCTTGCGCAGGTTCTCCTTCAGATCGTCCGTAGTCTGGTGCGTGATAGTCACCTCGGTCTTCTCGGAGAACAGGCCTACGTCGGAAATCTTACCCAGCAGCTCCAAGGCACGGATACGCACGCGGGGGTCGGGGTTCTCGGTCTCTTCGATTAACTTATTTGTTACTAGGTGACGTATTTGGGATGCGGATTCGGCAACGCTATGGCCGAACTCCTGCAGGATGCTACTTGTTAGCACCAGGGACGGGGGCGTCATCTTTGCAGCGCGGGGGTTGGTAACCTTCTTCGAAGCCTTCTCAGGGTTCTCTGCATAGGCCATAGCTAAAGTTGCCGCCACCTCTTCATCCTCTTTGTTGGGACGTATGTCCAACCCGTGGGTAGACAATTCCTCGGCGGTGTTTGCCATGGCAGTAGCGCGGACTGAAAGATCGACAGTCCGTAGTTCAGGAGTCACTTGCACTCCTAGTTCAGGTTTTAGCTTTAAGGCCATCGCAGGTGCCATGTAACACCGATGGGCGCTGTATAACAAATAAGCAGGTGAGTCGGCAAGTAAGACAACGCCGCCGCAACCGGATAGGTAGCACAAAAAATTTTTTGGCAGGGGAGGTTGGGACTCCTAAGGGGGGTGTTCCCTATATAGAGGGGGGTGGGGGTCCAACTCAGGAAAAATGCAAAACGTTCGTGGAAATTAATAATACATGTAGTTGCACGGAGTCCCTGCTGCTGTGCGGGCCCCCGCCCCCCGGTGGGGTCTGCTCTACGGCCAAAAGGCCCAAAAGCCCCAGGATTTATGGGATCCCATAAAAGACACAAAAAGCTTGCTTTCCCCTGTCATCATGGTAAGATGTTCACATGGTCTGGCAATTCAGCTAGACCACTAACAGGGCCTAGGGCCCAAGGGAAAACATCATGAGCAATGCAATCAACGCGCACGAGGTTACCGATTACTTCCTTTCCGAAACCGCTGGCGGCGAGCTGGTAAAGCTGGGCCAGGCCGATGTACGCATTCAGCGCAAGCTGAAAGACTGGGCGAAGGATCGCAAGGCCGAAGGCATGGGCTCCGCGCATTACATCGCCCCCGGTAAGCCTGGCTCGCTGGCGTCGCCGGAGTCCTACGCGCTACTCCAAGGCTTCATGGGCGAGGCTTACCTTACGGCGGCAGAGCGGGCCCTACTGGCTCAACCCCGCAAGGCTCTTTCCGATACCATGAAGGAAGAACGCGATAAGGCGGCTCGCACTATCAGCACCGCCATGCGCGACTGGCGCCAGCGTTTTGAGCGCCTTGAAAAGGCCGAAGCAGAAGAGGCCCAGGCCGAAGCCTTCGCGGCCATGGGCGAGGAAGAGGCCGCCGAAGCCCAGGCCCAGGCCGAACTTGACCGCGCCGCGCTCATTATCCGCGAGGCGATCATGAAGGCTCGCAAGAAGGCCGCGAACACCGAAGGCCTGTACAGCGTGGAAACAGCTAAACAGCTTGCCTTCCACCTTGACGCCGCCCTGGTCGCCGCTGGCGGTAACCCCGAAGAAGTTTAACCCCACCACGGCCCCCGCAAGGGGGCCTTTTTTGTCCAAATTTTTTACCCACCAGTTCTCTGTACTGCGCCGCGCTTCGCGTTCCACGCAAACTTGTTTACACTAGACGGGCTGGGATGGTTTCCGGCCCGTTGCCTTCCCGGCACCCCCGCGCAAGCGGGGGTTTTACTCCCCCCTGCCTAACCTGTTTCGGCGTGGCGACAGCCCCACAGCACTCCCCAGATTTATGGAATTCCATAAAAGTCGTTCCCACCAGTTCTCTATGCAGCGCTACGCCTGATGCGTTGGACAATCTGTGACTTTATGGGAAATATGGGGAAAAAAAGTCATGGTTATACATACAGTAAAATGACCATCTTCGTAAGTCATTGATTTTCCTACAATGTTCCTAATGTTCCATTTTTGGACCTAATGTTCCAGTAATGTTCCAGGCCTCTGGAACATTATCAAAACGTGGCTTTTTGTGGTTAGATGGGGGATTTGACAGGAGTAAAGGCACGAGATTTGATTTATTATTATATTTATATAGGAACATATAACCTATACTATACTAATGTTCCATTCTGAAAAAATAAGCCCGGGGGTGCGAGCTTGCCTCCCCCTCTGTGCGATTCCCACCTCACACACCGCTCTCACCTCGTCCCCCCCTTAATTTTTTGGAACATTAGAACATTGGAACATTACTTATAAATCAAGCACTTGCGCGAACCCAAAATGGAACATTATGGGAACATTAGGAACAATAGGAAACTCGTGTGTTCTGGGCGTTTACTTGACATTTAGGTAAAAACATGTTATAATGGGCGTGTAGTTTGAAGGTTGAGTGGAACAGTGACCAAAAACATTTATGGGATTCCATAAAAGGGAGAACGACATGAAACGCAACTGCGTCGGATGCGGAGACACGGTGGCTGAAGCGCGCTGGGAGCTGGGCTATCGCGAGTGCCTGAAGTGTGGTGAGTACCGAGCCCGTCAGCGAGTGCACACCGTCGCGCCGCTGCACAAATCAAACTACATGGTCATCAGCAACCGTGCCGAGCTGTTGGGCCTAAACAATAAAGGAGGGTTTTATAGGTAATCTGTGTGTTTACTTGACATTTGTGTGTTTCTATGATATACTACGCTAGTAGTATGAAACATGAGCTGTACCCAACGACAATTTTTTATGGGATTCCATAAAAACAACATCACGGAGAACGACATGAGCGTACTTAACCTAAACAACCTGCTGCGCAACACGAACAACGCCGATACCACTACCCCATCGGCACAACCCAACTTCTCAACCCCTTCGCTGTCATCAGCGGCCATGCTCGTCGAGCTGTCCATCAGCGTGTGGACCGGGCGTAAGAAGGACAAGCGCGCCACGGCTGACGTGACCATGAGCAACCATGCCAAGAGCGGTGTGGCTGCGGTGAACAAGAAACTCATGGCCGAGTGTGCCGAGCTGGATGCCATACAGAAGTTTGCAGCTAACGTGCGGACCTTCCACTACTCCGCGACCCTGCCCTGGACCGACACGGGCATACGCTGCAACCCCACGGTGAAGTTCTTTGGCTATCACGAGCAGATCACGGCGTTTGAGGCCGAATACTGGCGCCTCGTGGACGAGTTCCTAGCAGCCTATCAGTGGGAGGTAGACAAGGCACAAGCATCCCTGGGGGCCATGTTCCATCGGGACGATTACCCGACCATTGACTCTCTGCGTAACAAGTTTGCCTTTCGCATCAACTACATACCCATGCCCGAGACGGGAGACTGGCGCGTAGACATTGGCAACGAGGCCCAGCAGCAACTCAAGGAGCAGTATGAGCAGTACATCGGGGACCGGCTCAAGCAAGCCACGGCGGACGTGTACCGGCGATGCAGCGAGGCCATCACTCGACTTATTAACTCCATGGACTGGGCCCAAGGCGAGAAGCCTAAGCGCATGTATGAGAGCACCTTCGACTCTGTGTGTGAGCTGGTGGACATCATGCAGGACTTCAACCTGACCGGGGACACCACCATGGAGGCCCTGCGTAAACAACTTGCCACGGTGATGGACGGGGTGAGCTTGGAATCTATCAAGACTGACCATGCCCTGCGGGCCCAGAAGAAGGAGCAGCTAGAGCAAGCCATGAAGGCCCTACCGAGTTTGGATTGGTAGGTTAAGTCAAGGACCCCAGATAGCCGATCTCGGGTCCTAAAAAACTGGGGGGTGAACGTACCTAGGAAAAACCTAGCAGTATCAGGTACCTACGCCCCCTTTGCATCCACGCGACGGCGGAACCTACGAAAGGTAGTAACAACACACAAACATCTTTTATGGAATCCCATAAACGGGACCACGGAGAACATCATGAGCAACGCACAAGCAATGTACGCACAGAACATCGGCCAACTGGTCACCCTGCTCAAGGGTTTGGGCACAAAACGTTCCGTGCTGATCGAAGGTGACATGGGCATCGGCAAGTCTACGCTGCTCAAAATCCTCAAGCAGGACCTGCCGGGGCACCACGCTGCGTACTTCGACTGCACCACCAAGGACGTGGGTGACATGTTTATCCCACGCATCAGTGATGCCGAAACCGGAGCGTATGTGGGATTTGTGCCGAACGAGGAGTTCGGGCTGCACCATGGCAAGCCTGTCATTCTCATGTTCGACGAGCTGGGCAAGGCCAACCCGGCGGTGAAGCAAGCCACTACGCGGACTCTGCTGGAGCGCACCGTGGGGGCAACACCTTTGCCTGAGGGCTCTATCGTGTTTGCAACCACTAACCTGGGCGCCGAGGGTGTGGGTGACTTACTCGCTGCACACACTCGCAACCGGGTGACCGTGATCCGCATGCGCAAGCCGACAGCCACCGAGTGGATTGAGTGGGGCATCAACAACAGCGTCAACTCGACCGTGCTGGGCTGGGTCAAGGACAACCCCCAGGTGATGCAGTCTTTCACTGAGGTGCAGGACCCGGAGGAGAACCCCTACATCTTCCATCCCCGAGCCGTGGGCCGTGATGCGTTCGTGACCCCTCGCTCTCTCGATGCTGCGTCAGACATCTTGAACGTAGCTGGGCTGGACGAGGACACGGTGACTTCTGCCCTGATCGGTACCGTGGGCGCACGAGCGGCGATGGACCTCGCAGCCTACGCAAAACTT